GCAAGAATAAAAGAGCATTCCCTATCAGCAATCTATGAAACAATTGACCAAGTAAAAGAATCAAAGTTCATGCATGGTGAAAATAATCGTAAATGGATGGCAACGTTTGACTGGGTGTTCTCAAGCCCTAACAACTTCTTAAAAACACTTGAAGGAAATTATAGCAACAAAGATGTCCAAAGCAAAAACACTTGGGAAAGCGATGTCAATGAGCGTGTAAAAAGAATGAAAGAATATATGGGGGTTAAATCATGACATTTGAAGAAGTGGTACATATTAGAAATTATGTTAGAGGTGCATACCCACAAGTCAAAGATAGTTCTGAATCAACTGATGCAGTTTGGTTTGATATGTTAAAAGATTGTGCTTACTTAGGTATTCTAGCATCCGTTAAAGATTACATAAAAAAAGGCAAACAATATCCACCAACACTTGCTGAAATTATTAAAAACTATGAAGTTGTTTTAGATTCTCATCAAGATGATATTTTAAATCAAATGATATTAGATGGAGTCTTTGATGATCCAGAGGGAACAAATGAAGATATTGCTGATTGGAACAAAGAAAATAGAATCGATAAAGCTAAATATTGGATGACTCTAGAAAAATGGCAATGGCCGAAATGGTTCTTAGAAATATATAAAAATTATATGAAGAATTTAATTAGTCAAAAATATATAGGTGTAAGGAGTGAAACAAATGTCAACAGAAGAATTAGCGTATGAAAAAGAAAAACAAGATTTTTTAGAAGATTATATTTTAGAACACAAATCAAGAACAGGCAGATTGCCAAAGCATTTATACCTTGACCCAACATACATTCCTGAATCATGTATCAAAGAAATGGTTATAACTATTGATGATACGGATATACCGATTATTCCAACAAGACCAATGCGGGAGGTTTTAGAATGTTAAAAGCTAGTGAAGAATGTTTAGAAAAAATCAAAGAAATCGAAAACGATGTATTAAGACATATTGAAATGCACCATGAAATGCCTACAAGTGTTGCGTTATCGAAGAGAGAATTAATGCTTGTTAAAGAAGCTAGAAAAGCAGGTATTATTCCGGAGGTTGAATATAAAGGTGAGAAAAAACCTATCAGCATCCGTTACGGTGGTTATTATGGTTGATACTACAAGGAATTTATTTAGTGTACAAAACGAAGAACAACCTATTCAACAAAAAATACAATCAATTAAACTTACACCAAGACAATACAAGCTGCATAATTTGCTCATAGAGCACTCGGAACGGTCAAGGGGTAGGTTGACACTCAAAGATATGTTAGAACGCTTAGACAGCGAATATAACTTCACTGAAGAGAGATTAGAACATCCTAACAGGACTATCAACAACACAAACGCAAGAAGACAGTTATCAGATGACCTTGATGCAATTACAACTTATGGTGGTTTTCACAAAGTTTATATCGGCGGAAGATATGCAACGACTGAAATAGAAATTAAAATCCATCTTCTAAAAGAAGAAATACGCATTAAGAAAGAATGGTGGAAATTACAGCAAAAAAGAAAGAAAGCTAGTTTAGATCAACAAACCATCATGCAATTTAGCGGTTATGAAAAGGATAAGTGGGAAAGTTATATCAGATTGGAAGAACAAAAATTAAAAGAAATGGAGCAAGAATATGAGCAAGGAACATATACATATCAAGCGAAGAGTTAAACAAAAAGATTTTGAATGCGACTACAATGGAACGATTGCACACGGAAAGACAGCTGTCTTATCTTATAGAAACGCAAAGAAAAAATATGATATGAAAGATTTAAGCGAGCAATTAGATATATTAGATGCTGACTTTAATAAAACATTGGAGGTTACGAGAATATGACAAAGAAAGAAACTGAAGCAATCATTAAATGTATTAGTTTACTTAGTTTAGATGGTTCAAATACCAAAAAGCAAGCAAAGGAAATATTGATTGAACTGATACCAAATTATCAAGAAAAGTAAAATAAAAAAATGAAAGGAAAGATTATGAAAAACAGAAAGCAATTAGCTATTGAGAAACTTAAGAACGAATTTCAACAACAAGGTTATATGGGAAAAATTATTATCAACAATTGCTTATTACCAGAAATACATAACAACCCAGAATTCGCGAATAGAATAATTTTAAAAAATAAGTCTGTTAAAAAAGCTTTAAAAACTATAACTGAATGGATACGGTTATATGAAAATCACGCACCAAGTCATAATGTGATGTTCTCAGCGGTTATTCATTATTATCAAGAAGATGATCCAAAGTTTGTGAAAGAAATATTTGAAGAACCACCTATGGTCTTTGGAAATATTCAAAAGGAATTTAACACACCGATAATCAAACGAATCACTGGAACTGTTATTGAAACAGTTATCAAAGAGGTAGAAAAACAAGAACCGCGTAAAAAATTAGATAAAAGCAAAATTACTAAGAAGGTGAATGATGATGTCGACCAATTATCAATATTTGAAATATAGGTTACAAAATCATTATCGCGGAAAATCAAGATTAACACATTATTTAGCCGAGTTGGAACAAGCTAAAGATATTAATTCAATCTTAAAACCGGTAAAGTTAATTAAAGATTGTCAGTATATACAAAAATTATCTGATGACTTGTATGTATTAAGAATCGTTGAATATGGTCAAGAAACTTATCGAGTTAAGTTTACTGAAGAAGGGTTATATGAAGCTTTTATATATAACCAATTTGGTTACTCAAATATTTATGGTTATCGAGAATGCGGTAGTCGTATGGGATATCATCAAGAGGATCATGTTTATAATGTCAAACTACCAATTAAAGATGAAACGAACTTATTTCCATATATTGATTTATCAAAATTAAAAAAAGCTAATGCAGGGCGTTTAATAAAAAACATCTTAGGAAACAAAGAAAAAATGTACGCTTTAGAATTAATTATTAAAAGTGGAAATATTAAATTGGCTGAAGCTTATATAGAACACCCTTTTGGTGATATAAAAACCGCTTTGAAATACAATTCTAAATTACTTGAAAAAGCCAATGAAAAAAGATTAAGACTTGCTTATGTTTTAGGGAAAAACACTTATAAAAGAGGTATGCTATCTTATTTTAATAACTATTATCCAGGTACTTTAAAAAAAGTTGATTTATCGAATTGGAACAAAATACACAAGTACATTAAAGAAGTTGAAAAAAGCGAATCAGATAGATCAAAACATGATATTTTAAGCGACTATCTAGATTATTTAGTTCACCACAATGATTTTGGCCTCCCTAAATATCCAAAAGATTTATATAAAGCAAAAGAAAATGTTAGAAGGAGATTAGATGAAATAAGAGTCCTAGAAAATAAAAAGAAGGCAGCTGAGTACGATAAACAATTTATCAAACGATTTATAGAATCGCCAATAATTAGTGATGAAAAATATATCGTTAGACTCCCTAAAAAAACAGATGAACTTATTGATGAAGGAAAAGCTTTACATCATTGCGTAGGTCAATATTATAAAGAACACGCATCAAAAGACACAACCATCGCCTTTGTGCGAGATAAGAATACTGATCAACCATACATAACTGTTGAAATAAAGAATGATGAAATCCACCAAATGCGCGGGGAATACAATAAAACAGATATGGTAACCAAAGAACACAAAGATTTAGTCAATCAAATGATCCAAGAATTAAACAAGCGAAAGGAGCAAGTGCATGCCTAAATTTGCAATTGAAATAAAAACGGACAACTTCGTAATGGAAAGCAAAGATTTTAACACTAAAGAAGAGGCTTTAAAATGGTTAAATACCGAATTTAAAATCGCAGTAGGTGTCTATGATGCTGAGTTAATAGAATATGACAACTTTAATATCATAGGTTCTCAAAACATTAAAACCAATCTAGAAGCAAATGGGGTATTATCATGAATAAACCGCAAAAACCAGATAAACCGATTGACCCAGAGAAAGCTTTAGAAACTATCGGTAAAGTTATGACTGCAGTTGATATACCTGTGAAAGAATTTAAAAGAAAGGAATACGAAGCTTTATTGAAAGTCGTCGAAGATAGAAAAGAGAGGTTAGAAGGATGAAAGAAAAGGAAGCGTTAGATGAGTTACTTCATGGATATAAAAGACACGCTTATAAAGAAAATTATATACAAAATAGAATAGAGTTTTTGGGAAATACAATCAAACAAGCCCTAGAACAAAAAAAAGAGTTAGAAAGCAAAGTTAAAGAATATTTTAATTTAGAACAATATATGAATGAAGAACCTCATCTTATAACTAAAGACGCTAAAAATGAGTATAATGATTTGAAAAAAGACATATTAAATTTAATAGGTGAGAATGATGGATAAAGATTACAAAAAAGCCTTTGAGAATATACTAAAAGGTAAATTATATTACAAAAATAGTAATGAGTATCATCAAGCAAACGATATTATTTACAATCATCCTTTTATTCAAGATTTAATAAAAAAGGCAGAACGCCTTGAAGTAATCGAGAGTGCTGATGGTGGTGAGGTTTTAGAATTGTTTGATAGATATGGAGAAGAGCCTGTATGTAGAACAACAAATACAAAGTGGGGCTTACCTGTTGATGAATTAAATCAAGAGAATTGGGATAAAATAAGAAATTATATTCTCAAATCACAGCAACAAGCAAAAGAGTTGGAAGAGATAAAGAGAGAACACTTTGAAGAAATAGTGAATTTATTGTATAACGATTTAGAATATTTAGAAAGCAATCCTAACATACAACAAGATAGATATTCAATGGAGGCATTACATTATATCAAGCAAGCCCTAATAAAATTCGAAGAGTTAAAAGGTAAGGCTAGAGAATTGTTAAATCAATTAGACAATTGGTATAAACCCTATGACTGTGGATACAATAAATGGGTAGATGGTATAAGTGATCTACAGTTTGATTTAGAAAAGTTAGTGGGTGATGAAGATGAGTAGAGAAGAACGCAGAAAAGTATATAAAGAGGGTTATGAACAAGGTCGATTTGATGAACGTATGGACAGCATTGACAATAGACCACCAACTGAAAAGGAAGTATGCGAGGCTTTGGGTGAGTACTTGGGTGCTAAAGTTGAATATGATAGAATTCAAAGAACATTTGTTGTATCTAACGGTGATGGAACTTGGAAAACAATAGATATTTTATACGATTTAAAAGACAAACCACGCCTAATAACCCTAATTGGTCGATTTTATGAAGGGGAGGCACACAATGAATAAACAAGCAATGATAAGCATACACCCTGAACACGCATATAACATACTCATAGGCAAGAAAACGCTTGAGATACGCAAATGGATACCTAAAGACTACGTTGGCTGGGTGCATATGTATGTGACTAAGGGGAAGCCGTATTTGTATCAAATATACAATAGATTTATAATAAGTGATTTTAAAGGTAAAAGCGATTTTAAGGATAACTTTTTCAACAACAAAGTCGTAGCGAAGTTTTGGTTTGAGGGGTATGAGCAAATTAGATGGAATAATGATTTAGATATTTGTTTCACAATGAAAATGAGTCAAAAAAAATTATTAAATGATTTACAATTAACAAAAGAAGAATTAATATCCTATGTTCAAGATAAAATTGGTTATGCTTGGCACATTAACAAATTAACCATATTCGATAAGCCGAGAGAGTTGGGGGATTACTTTACTGATTATGATATATTTGATACTGATAGAAATGGTAAATATGTTGGTGAATATATACAACCAACTAAATTATTAACCAAAGCACCACAACGATTGACTTGGGTTTATGAGGAGGAAAGAGAATGAATGTATTAATAAGGAATATTGAAAGATATAATCAAAAAAGTTTTATACACCTTGCTGGTGTCATAGGGTCTTGTAAAGAATTACCTGAAGAACTTATTATTGACAAAAGATATGTATTTGATAAAAACACAATTAAAGATTTAACACAAAATATATATATTACTAAACAAGGAAATGGCAACTTGTTAATTGAGTTTGACGAGGAGGAACAAGATGTTTAAAGTAGGCGATATGGTTTGGTTGAATGATGATAAAAAATATGCAAAAATTACTAAAGTCGATGATATAACTTTTTCAGAAAAAGTAGCATACGATATTGAGATTAAAAACGATAGTTACAAAGGTTGGCGATTTGATTGTCAATTACACCAAACAGCACAAGCAATGTTCGAGGCTTTGGGGTATATGCCTTATACTTTATGTCAAAATGATGAGTTGATAGGTTATCAATGGCAAGATAAAGAAACCTTTAATGATTATAGAACAAGAAATATTATGTTCTATAAAGACAAAACTTGGAATATATTTCAAGACCATATTAGTAAAGCAATTGTATTTAATAGACCAACTATCGAAGAACACAACGCCATACACCAGCAAATGGTTGAATTAGGATATATAGAGTTATGAAAGGCATAATAATAGAAGGGACTAATAACCAATATATGATATTTCCAAACGGCAATGTTATGAATGTTAATAGTGGAAAAATTTTAAAACCACAATTACACACAAAGGGTTATTTACAAGTTCAATTAAGCGTAAAATGTAAACCTATAAAAAAATTTATACACAGATTGTTGGCTAATTATTTCATAGATAATCCAAATAATTTACCAACTATAAATCATAAAGATGGTAATAAATTAAACAATTCTTTATCTAATTTAGAGTGGTGTTCTTATTCATATAATAATAAACACGCTTATGATAATAACTTAACAACGAGCAGAGCGAAAAAGATAGAAATGTTATCTATGGACAATAAAAAATTAAAAACTTTCGATTCAACAGTTGAAGCAGAACAATTTTTACAAAAAAATGGATTTTTAAAAGCACATAATACAAATATAAGTTCAGTAGCATTGGGTAAAAGAAAAACTGCTTATGGTTATAAATGGAGGTATTTAGAATGAACGAGATACGCAAGTCAGTGCCGAAGGAGTTGAGGTAGATGAAAAGATACGTTATGTTGGAAGATAAGAGTATTGTTGATACAACCGAAAGCGGTTTTTATCCTAAAGAAGTTGTTAAATCAAGCGACAACTTACTCGACTTGCTTGAGGTGGGGGATATGGTGGAGTTAGATTACGGTGTTCCGCTATATATTTATAATATCAACAAAAAATTTATAGAAGTATTGCCAAATGAAAGAGTTTTTTTCGATGAACCAATAGCCATCTGGAAGCGCAACGGCGATGTCATGAGGAGGTATGAGGTATGAAAAAACAAAGATTACTTAAAAAAGCAATAAGAATTATCTGTCTACAAAAAGGAATCTCATACGATGATGTAGCCTCTACCATATGCCAAAGGAATAGGAGGATGTTATGAAGAAGTTATTTATTTTAATTATATTATTCACTTTATTAGGTTGCTCTACAGAGCACTTTACCGAGTCTACCGAAGAGCCTACTACCGAGCAACCGACTTATACTACCATAGATCAATTAGATAAGTTCCTTGTTAACAATGATATAACGCATGACTTATCTTTACAATTACTTGATGACAGGGCAGTTGATTATATTGTGATATTATCTTTTATTGATAAAGAGATTCAAGATTATAACGACTTACAAGAGCCGACCAGTGAGCAGACCGAGCGTTACGAGTTCTATTTGCTTATGCAGATACATTATCGCAACCTTTTAAAGAGGTCGTTAGCCAATGACTAAAATACACTTGTGTGCTAAATTATATGCTAAAGGTTTGACTATGAAACAAGTCGCTGATAGGACTAACCTATCTAAAGCCTTTGTGCAGAGAGCCTTGCAACAAGTTAGTGTTGACACTTATTACAGGCAACTAATTAGTCAGTGTGTAAAAGATTTAAGGAGTGGTATTGTTTGTTATTGCTTCACTGATGAGCAACTCAAGGATATTAAGAGATTATACCCTACCTTAAATCATACATATAATGGTGTTGGATACACCTTGTATCCATGAAAGAACTTAATTTACAAAAGTTAATCATGCTCGATGCATCCAAGCAAGGTTGGTTAGTCTACCACTTCAATCCAGGAGGTGCATTGAGACCAGATGGCTTCTATTTCAATTCAGGCGTCCCTGAAGGGTGGCCTGATCTAATAGTTATCACTAGTAAGAATACTTACTACCTTGAATTAAAGACGCCAAAAGGTAGGTTATCTAAAGAGCAAAAGAAGTTTCAACAATTATTACCTAACCACAATGTTGTAAGGTCAATTGAACAATGGAATCAACTGAAAGGCACTCTCGTTTGAGTGTCTTTTTCTATCGACTAGGTGATTATGTAACCGTTTTCATAGACTGACCCAAACATAACGATATATAACCTTTGTTATGTTATTTATTTGTAATCATAAAAAAAATATAAAAGTCATTTCATTTTGAAAAAGTTTTGCTAAAAATGGCCTAAACCCTGTAAACCATGTATTTATGCCTAAATCTAGCCGTAAAACTGTGTCAATATTTTAAGGGTCTATTTTTTAACTTTACATAGTTTACATAGTTTAAGGTCTATTTCTATAAACTATTACATGAGAAAAAAATATATAAAAAGTTACTGAAAAACGGCCTAAACTGTGCAAACCCTGTAATTGGCCTATATTTAGCCCTTAATGGCACTTTTTACTTTTTTACTATAAATTTATCACTTTTTTTGGTATAATTTAAGTGTGAAATTGAAGCGTTATCGGACTCCAAAAAAAATAGGAGGTTTGTTTATGACCGATAAAGGTGGAAGACCAAGAAAATTTACACCAGAAACAATGAAAAAAAGATTAGATGAATATTTTGACAAAACACCAGTAGAAGATATAACACTTACTGGTCTTTGTATTTGGCTTGATATATATAAAGACACTTTTTATAACTATGCTAAACGCAAAGATTATAAAGATATGATAAACATGGCTCGTATGCGTGTAGAGAATTCTTATGAAGTATCGCTAAAACGCAACGGTCGAGCAGGAGACATATTTGCACTTAAGAACTTTGGTTGGACCGACAGACAAGAAGTCGCTTACTCTGAACAACCAACTCCAACGGTGATTGTGGATGACTCCGAAGAAGATTAAGATTAGTGAGATAGTAGGACAACCGCATTTAAAACATTTTAATGACAAGCGGACTATCCATCAAATAGATAAGGGTGGAAGATTGTCAGTTAAGTCATCAAAGAACGAAATAAAAATACCTTTTCTTTTCCTTTCCGATCCGACAGCCGAAGCGGTCGTTGTGCGTAAGGTCTACAAAGACCATAGAGATACAACGTTCGCTGGGCTTAAGATTGGGTTTGAGAGGTTAGGTTGGAAATTAAGGTCACACGAGAACTATCCAGTCGGCAAGAACGCAACGTTATGGATGCAGACCAATCAAGGCAACTATATCCATTTCGTAGGTTTGAACGACTATGAATCAAGTAAAGGTGCTAGACCGACCAAGTTAGGTAATAAGATAAAAATATTGTGGTTATTTGAGATAACGCAGTATGATAGTGAACAAGAAATGAATAACGTTATATCAAACTATGTCCGCGAACAAAAGGACTGGTTTATTATATTATATGAGTTCAACCCACCACCAAAGACTAGCCATTGGGTCTATGATTGGCTTAAGAAGATGGAACAGCGTGTAGGTAGAGACACATATATCAACCATACTAACTATAACGACTTGCCGAGTTGGCAACAGAGCGAATGGTTAGGCGACATAGCGTTAGCAGAGATAGAGGCAATGAAAGAGATAGACTATGAACAATATAAGTCAATCTATCTAGGCTTACCAGCCAATCTATCTGGGTCAGTGTATAAGAAGTTCAATGAGCAAGTGCACGTTGACAACGTTAACAGAGACCCTAACGAGTATGTTAAGTTCAGTGTTGGTGTTGACTACGGTGAGACCGATGCGACTGTATTCACTCTATTTGGCATTCTAAAGGGTTATAAGGGTGCTAGAGTGTTAGACACCTATTATCATAAAAACGGTGTCAGCAAAGGAGATAAGGGCATTGAGGAGTATGCTGAAGACTTCTTTGACTTTATGGAGGACTATTGGTTAGAATTTGGTAGACCGTTAAAGGTATATGTGGATAGTGCTAACAAGACCTTCTGGAAATACTTAAGAAAAGAGAAGATAAGGCGTGGTATAGGGCGCTTTACGATACAACCAGTTAATAAGAGTATTAGGCATAAGAAAGAGACTGATGCGATAGAAGAGCGTATTCAGATAACGAACTTAATGTTTGGTGCTGATTATTTATTGATTGATAAAGGTAACAAAGAGTTAATTAGAGCCTTGAACGAGGCTGAAAGAGATAAGAATGATAACCGTAAAGATGATTCAACTACTAATGTTGACAGTCTGGACAGTTTCGAGTATTGTTTCCTTGATGATATTATAATGATTGAGAACGCAATATTGAGACAAAAAGGTTTTGAAAGGAAGGCGAAAGAATGGCAGGATACTTACAAGATATAATCAATGCGAGTAAGAGGCATGGTTTTAATCCTATCGTTGGTGACATCGATAAGAAACAGGCTGAATGGCTAAGTTGGTATCGTGGAGATGTCAACAACTTCCATACATTTAAGAAGTCAATCAACGGACAGCAAAGAGAGTTCGAGCGTATGACAATGAATATGCCGAAGAAGTTATGTGAAGACTGGGTCAGTCTCATTTGGAACGAAAAATGCGAGATTAAGATTGAGAACGCTGACACGGCTAAAATAGTCAAGAACGTATTATATGACAACAACTTCGAGACACAGTTCGCTAACCTATTGGAATTGGCGTTCGGTATGGGCATGGGCTATATGATCGAGTATCTAGAAGAAGATGTCACAAAGATAGACTTTATCAACTTTCAAAACGGCTTTCCGTTGCAATGGGACAATGGTAGACTAACAGCGTTAGTGACATATACGGTCAACAAAAAAGATGATAATTATGTGTCACATTTGATATATCACACAATAAAAAATGGTATATATACTGCCGAGCATAAGGCATATATTAGTGAGAAGAAAGGGTCGCTTGGTGAAGAAGCACCGTTAGAGTTAGTGTATGATGGTGAGCCGAAGATGGAATTTGAAGTGCCATATCCGTTCTTCCAAATCATTAAGCCAAACGTTAACAATCAACACGATATTAATTCACCATTAGGTGTGAGTATATACTCGGCAATGTTAAGTTACTTTAAGAACGTTGATGTGTTGTTCGATGTTTATCAAAACGAAGGCTTGAATAACAAGACACGGATTGTCTTATCGAGTGAATTTGCTGGGACAAAGATGGTCGTTGATGAGGCAACAGGCGAGGCAAGATATGTTAGATATCTTGATGACCAAGATACTGCTATTGAGGTCTATCCAATGGAGAACGTTGGCGATAAACAAAAGCCAGTCGAGTTCTTTCAAGGCAAATTCCAATTCGACCAATTGGGCTTGGCAATAGACAAGTTAGTTAAGTTGATAGGCTTTAGAGCGAGTCTAGGTAAGAACTTCTATGCATTTAGCGAAGAAGGGGTTAACTATCAAAATGAGAAGTCAGTCATCACATCTAACAATGACACATATAGAACGAAGAAGAAGCACGAGCAAGTATTAGGCGAGGCTATCAAGCATATGATATATGCCATATTAGAGTTAGAGAGTGTTGCTGGTCGTTATAATGGAGACATTGAGCAAGAGCAAATAGAGATAGTGTTTGATGATAGCATCGTAACTAATGATGAGCAAATAAAAGAAGATATGTTTATGTTGGCTGATAAGGGTATGATACCTAAATATAAAGTTGTGGCTAAAGTAATGAACTTAAGTGATGATGAGGCTAAAGAGTTGGTTGACAATGCGTTGGCTGACATCACAGCCGAGCAAAAACGTTATACGGAATCATATACATTAGAAGATGAAAACGATAGACAGACTGAATAGAGCCTTACAACAAATTATAGCCAATGACAGTCAACAAGTTAGGATAGAGCGTGAGATAACTAAACGCCTAGTCAATGAACGACCACAGACAAGTGAGGCCATAGAGCGTATAATAACTAGCGTTGACAAGAGCCTTAAGAACAAGGCTAAATTATATGTAGTGTTAGCGCAAGTGCGTTCGATATTGAGAAGAGACAGTGCTAAAAAAGAGTTCGTAGCAGTCGCAGGGTTAATGGCAATGTATAGTATCAAAGCGCCTGAACTATTCGTTAAGAAGATGTATGATATGTCTAATGGCAAAGTTGCCAAGAGAGCAAGGTTAATATGGAACGAGTTTGAGTTATCTAACGAGACTAATGTCAACAAGGCCGTTAGGGCGAACGTTAGGACTAAAGTCAAAGGTGCTAGTCTAACTTATAGAGACTTGAACAAAGCTTTAGAGAAGGGTATAGAGCCTGATAAGTTATTGAGACAGACTAACGAAGAGTGGAAGGTCAAGCGAACGTTAAGGACTGAAGCACACGAACAAGCAGAGATAGCGAGTATAGAGGTGCATGAGGCCGAAGGATACACGCACAAGGTATGGCGCACACAAGGTGATAAGGTTGTAAGAGACACGCCTTGGCATAACGCGGTCAAGGGTAAGACTGTGCCGATAGGTAGTCTATTTAGGGCAGGGGGCTTAAGAGCCAATCATCCAGGCGATATGTTGTTGCCAGTGGGTGAGAGAGTAAATTGTAGATGTTATTTAGAGTATGTTAAGCGATCATAGTTAGGGAGTGGCTAGGTTGCTGATATAGGTTGCTGGTCAACCATAAACCAGGTAAGGTGGCTCACACCTAAAAAATGGAGGTATTGATATGAAAAAAGAAGAACTACAAAAATTGATGCAGGGGTTTACAACCGAAGATGGTCAAGTAGACTGGGACAAAGTCGTCGAAGGTGTTAATGAAGAGGTTAATAATGTTGTGGCTAAAACACAAGACAAAGCCAAACAAGATGCTCGTAAAGAGTTCTTGGCAACGTTTGAAGTTGAGAACACTGAAGATTTAATCAAGAGACTTGATGAGGCTAAACAAGCCAAAGAGTCTTTGACTAAAACACAAGGTGAGTTGACTAACTTACAACGCAAAGAGGCGTTATATAGTCAAGGTATCACTGACCCTGATAGGGTAGATTATATTTTATTCAATGTGAACAAGAGAGTTAATGATGAGACAAGTTTTG